CACAGTTCACCTAACCTAGCCCAGGTGCCTAGTGTTGGCGCTGAGTACGGAGAGGACTGTAGAGCATGTTGGATTGTCAAGGACGGCTACAAGCTAGTCGGTTGTGACGCTAGTGGCCTGGAGTTACGTATGTTAGCTCACTATATGAATGATGACACGTACACCCACGAGGTAGTTGACGGTGATGTTCATACAGCTAACCAGAAAGCCGCAGGGCTTGAGACTAGACCACAGGCTAAGACATTTATCTATGCGTTTCTATATGGAGCAGGTGACGCTAAGATAGGTTCAATCGTAGGAGGGACAGCAAAACACGGTAAGATACTCAAGGAGAAGTTCTTATCGAATACACCTAAGCTACAACAGCTTAAGGATAACGTAGCCGACGCATCAGGCAGAGGTTACTTAAAGGGCTTGGATGGCCGTAAGGTTTACGTACGGTCAGAGCATTCAGCGTTGAACACTTTGTTGCAGTCCGCAGGTGCGATAGTCATGAAAAAAGCCTTGATTATTCTTGATGAATATGCTAAACTATGGGGTATAGATTACGAGTTCGTTGGCAACATCCATGACGAATTCCAGGTCGAGGTTCGTGAGGACCAAGCACATGAGTTCGGTAGACTAGCTGTTGCCTCTATACAGGCCGCAGGCATTCAACTTAACTTACGTTGCCCTTTAGACGGCGAGTATAAATCAGGTAACAACTGGGCAGACACCCACTAAGGATAACCATGAAAACAGTAAATACATTAGTAACGGACATATATAAACTCATGTCCACTAAGGACGTACCTGAGGGAGTTGATGCAGACCAAGCCATTGAGGACTTCGGGGAGGCAGTCAAGAGTCTCATGCGTAAGGAATTCACACAGAAACGGAAAGACTCACGGACATTACGTTTGTCAAACATAGGCCGGGACGACAGGTACTTATGGCATGTAGTCAACGGTACGGACAAGGAGGAGATACAGCCACATACGTACGTCAAGTTTATGTACGGGCATCTAATCGAGGAGATGCTACTATGTCTCACTAAGTTAGCAGGACATACAGTAGACTCAGAACAGAAGACTTGTGAAGTCAACGGTATCCGGGGCTCAATGGACTGTAAGATTGATGGTGTAGTCACTGATGTCAAGTCAGCTAGTTCCTTTGGCTTCAAGAAGTTCAAGGACCGGACGTTAGCTAAGGATGACCCTTTTGGTTATATCGCTCAGATTAAAGCCTATGCGCATTCAGAGGGAGAAAGCAAGTACGGTTGGTTAGCTATGGATAAGGCCAATGGTCACCTTACGTACCTTATGTACGACGAGAACGATAAGAATGAGCCTATGTTGGAATACATTAATTATTCCATAGAGGAGCGCGTAGAGCACCTAAAAAAGATTGTGGCGTTGCCCGAACCCCAAGTATTCTGCGCGGACCCAGTGCCCGACGGAAAATCAGGCAACTTGAAACTCTCTACTACATGCTCGTATTGCCAATACAAAGATCATTGCCACCCAGGGTTACGGAAGTTCTTATACAGTTCGGGACCAAGGTTTTTAACAAAGGTCGTAAACTTACCTAAAGTACCGGAGCTTGATGATGACTTCTAAAGATAAACCTAAATACCGTAGTGGTCTGGAAGAACGCTTTGCCGAGAAGGCGCCTATGTTTGACTTTGAGCCTTACAAGGTACCCTACACTGTAGAGCGTAAGTACATACCTGACTTTGTCTATAAGACTGACGCAGGGTACGACGTGCTTATAGAGTGCAAGGGTTACTTCCGGGTAGGAGATACTCAGAAGTACAAGGCAATCAAGCGGTGTCTTAAGTTCGATGAACTTGTGTTCGTATTGTCAGACCCTAAGAAGAGACTTAGGAAAGGCGCTAAGATGAACATGGGTGAATGGTGCGAGAAGGAGGGTATCCGGTGGTATACCTTGGATACTGTTGATAAACTATTAGAGGACGTAGGGGCTAGTACATGAGCTTCACATACAACGAATTGGTCCAACGAATGCTTTACGCGATGGACGCTTACGAAATACTGGAAGTTTTGGAACTATCTACAGAGGAACTGTTAGACCGTTTTGAAGACAAGATAATCAAAGACTATGAGAAAATAGAGGAATACCTTGACAATGACTGAACACGTAAATGACCAGAACTACATTAACTACATCCATGTCTACAAAGTAGCCAATGGCCACATAATTCAAATCAAGTGCGTAGGTATGTCAGTAGAGACTACCTTCATCGTACCTAAGGAAGATGACCTAGGTTCTGAGATACAAAAAGCAATCACTAAAGTATTGGGAGAGAAGGTATGAGTCGGATGATGGTCAATGCTATACAAGAGTACTACAATCAACAGGGACTAGCAGAGCATTATATGGTAATGTCTCAGGACCCAACACTAGATGCTGAGGAGGAACTTGGTAGACTAGCAGAGAAACATATACAACTAGCGGCAATTAGTTTAGATTACATATTGACAAACTTTAAGATGGAACTTGAAGGCTCAAGTACTTCCATAAAGGACCACTTGAATAACATCACGGAGACTACACACTAATGAATGAAGACGGACAGTACGCCAACGAACAGGAAATGCTAAAGCACCTTAATGAACTCAACAGTAAAACCAAACAACGTAAGGACTACTCTAGGGTATGGGAAAACTTCATAGCAAAAGCAAACTTAAAAGACGCATTAGAAGAACGAATGGATGTTATTGGACAGAACGGCAACGACGGGTTGCACTACGAGAGTCCGAAGCACAAAGTGCCGGAGCACTATGACTTTGAGATAACACCATTAGAGTACATGGAGTCATTATTCTCAGAGGAAGGTTATTGTGGTTTCCTAGAAGGTAACGTGATTAAGTACATTAGCCGGTGGCGCGATAAGAACGGACAGCAGGACCTAGAGAAAGCTAAGGTCTACTTAGAGAAACTAATTGATTTTGTAGCATACGAAGGAGACTAACATGAGTGAAGCGTACGGTATCAAAGTAAACTTCCATAAGGACACACTATTGTCTAGCCAAGCCTTTACGCTTCTAAAGGACTTCTACCTGGCAAAGTTTGAGGCTAGTCCGCAGGAAGCCTATGCCAGGGCCGCAGTAGCCTACAGTGCCGGGGACATGGAGTTAGCTCAAAGGATATACAATTATGTATCCAATGGTTGGTTTATGTTCTCCAGTCCAATCCTAAGCAACGCTCCGAAGCCTGGGGAGGAACATAAGGCCTTACCCATTAGTTGCTTCCTGAGCTACGTAGGGGACAGCCTAGAGGGTCTCATAGGGCATCACGCTGAGACAGCCTGGTTGTCAGTCAAAGGTGGTGGCGTTGGTGGTCATTGGTCTGACGTACGGGGAGTCACTGAGAAGTCAGTAGGTGTCATGCCTATGCTCAAGGTAACCGATGGTCAGATGACAGCCTACAAGCAAGGTAAGACACGTAAGGGTTCCTATGCAGGTTACCTGGACGTTAGTCATCCTGACATCATAGAGTTTATTAACTTTAAGTTACCAACTGGTGGTGACATTAACCGTAAGTGTTTCAATTTGTTTAACGCTGTTAACATTCCGAATGCATTTATGGACGCTGTACGTGAAGGTAGAGACTGGGAGCTCAAGTGCCCTAGTACAGGAGAGACTGTAGATACACAGAACGCACGTAAGATATGGCAGAAGTTACTTGAGGTACGCTTCAAGACTGGTAGTCCATACCTAAACTTTATTGACACAGCTAACAATGCTATGCCTGAGTTTCAAAAGAAACTAGGACTTAAGATACACGGTAGTAACTTATGTAATGAGATACACCTAGCCACTGATGAAGAACGTACGGCAGTCTGTTGTTTGTCAAGTGTTAATCTTGAGAAGTTTGACGAGTGGAAAGATACACCAATGGTTGCTGACTTAGTGACCTTCCTGGATAATGTACTAGAGGAGTTTATTGTTCATGCGCCGGAAGAGCTTGACAAAGCGCGTTACTCAGCATACCGCGAACGTTCTATTGGCATTGGTGCTATGGGCTTTCATGGTTACTTACAGTCTAAAAGTATCGCTTGGGAGTCTTGGGAAGCAACTTCAGCAAACTATACGATGTTTAAGTACATCAAGTCGCAGGCACAAGCGCAGACTTACAAGTTGGCTGAGGAACGTGGGGAATGTCCTGACGGTAAAGGCTATGGTGTACGCAACGCACATTTGCTTGCTATTGCTCCTAACGCTAATTCTAGCATTCTATGTGGTTGTAGTGCCAGTATTGAGCCATTAAAGTCTAATATGTTTGTACACAGGACTCGTGCAGGTGCTCACGTAGTTAAGAATGGTTACCTTGAGAAGGTACTGACGGAATACGAACAGAACACTGAGGAAGTCTGGGACAGTATCCTGGCTAACGATGGTTCAGTACAGCACTTAGAGTTCCTAACGGAGCATGATAAGAATGTATTTAAGACCGCCTTCGAGTTGGACCAGTTGTGGGTCGTTGAACATGCGGCTAAGAGACAAGAGTTCATTTGTCAAGGCCAAAGCGTCAATGTGTTCTTCCCGGCAGGGGCTGATAAGTCACATGTCAACCAGGTACACCTCAAGGCGTACGTAGCAGGTCTTAAGGGTCTCTATTATCTACGGACAGCCGCAGGTAAGACTGGAGACAAGGTAGGAACCAAGGTTATTAGGAATGCACTTAAGGACTTCGATGGAGAGGACGACGAGTGCGTAAGTTGTCAAGGGTAATAGGATTATGATTATGTATGAAGTATACGGTAGAAAAGCATGTGGTTTCTGTATTGAGGCTACACGTCTATTAGATAGACAAGACCAGGACTACACCTACACAGACGTAGGGTTACTCACTGACTACGATAAGGAACGGTTACAAGGCGTTGCAGGTAAACCCTTCATGACTGTACCACAGATATTCAAACAAACAGAGGACGGCCTAGAGTACATAGGCGGTTACCAGGAACTACTAAAGGACTTCAAATGAAACTAGAGCAACTAATTACTAAGACAATATCATGGCACGCAGACAGGAATCTCATAGAGGGTTCTACGGATAAACAACAGTTCATGAAGTTACATGAGGAGGTCGGGGAGCTTTGTGAAAGCATAGGTAACGGGACTGACATACGGGATGACGTAGGAGACATTATGGTTGTCCTGATTAACATGGCAACACGTAATGGTTATACCTTAGCGGAATGTCTCGAGGTAGCCTACAACGACATCAAGGACCGTAAGGGCAAGATGGTCAACGGAGTGTTCGTTAAAGATGCCGCTTAACACCTACGTGATACAGTTTCACAAAGGTAAGCCTAAGGATTCACACGTCGTCTTCCAGGTCGAGTGTGAGTCCAGGGCTGACATGGAAGCTACAAGATACAGAGATTTCTTAGAGAAGAACATAGATATTGACTATGACTTCACAATATGTACACAGAAGATATACCTACAGAATCAAGGATTATTATGAGCCTAATAGAACCTAGCTTAACTTACAAACCCTTCAAGTACCCCTGGGCCGTAGAGTACGCAACAGAACACGAGAAGCTTCACTGGGGAGAATGGGAGGCAAAACTACAGGATGACCTGACGCAATGGAAGACTAAGCTGTCAAAACAAGAGATAAACCATATAACTCAGATACTCAGGTTGTTCACACAGTCTGACGTAGCCGTAGGGACTAACTACCTTGAACACTACATACCCAGATTTAAGAACAATGAAATACGTGCTATGTTGTCTAGCTTTGCTAACCGTGAGTTCGTTCATCAGCGTAGTTATGCTTTGCTTAATGACACATTAGGTTTACCTGAGGAAGAGTTCTCAGCCTTTGCTGACTATGAGCAGATGCAGGAGAAGCTAGAGTTCATGGCTAACATAGATACTTCGAGTTACTCAGGCCTAGCCCAGGCTGTGGCCCGTAGTGCAATCAATGAAGGTATGTCGTTATTCAGTGCGTTTGTCATGTTGATTAACTACACGCGCTTCGGTAAGATGAGAGGCATGGGTGAGATTGTTCAGTGGTCTATTCGTGACGAGACTATGCACGCAGAGGGCATGACTAAGTTATTCAGAGTCTTCTGTGAGGAACACCCTAGGATTGTCAATGATGAATTCAAAGAACAAATCTACGGTATGGTCCGTGAGGCAGTAGCCCTGGAAGACAAAGTGATTGACCTAGCGTACGAGATGGGCCCTATTGAGGGACTAACGGCTGAGGAAGTCAAGGA